CCTTGAATTTTCTTTTCGCTGCGGCTTTACCTCTAGGACATAGTTTAGTCATTATTTTTTCCTCACTGTTTGTTTTGCTCTCGCAAAGTCAGATGCTTTAGGTGCACCCTTTGCACCTTTTTTTCTCATCTTGCCTCCACGTTTTCTTTTAGCGTGAATATTTGCATATAAACCTTTTCCTGCCATTATGCTCTTCCTCCACGTCTAAAATATTTTTTACCTTCTAAAGCTACCACACGAGAAGATTTTTTTGTAGGTTTTTTCTTTTTCTTCTGACCCATCTGTTTCAGAAGTTTTTGAATATTTTTTCTACTCACTATCTAATCTCGCAACCCTTACCTCTCAAAGCTACACCTGCAGAACCACCAGATGATTTAAGTTCTCTAACAATTCTTTTCTTTTCAGCTTTAAGATTTTTTTTGCCTCTTTTGGTAAAAGCTTTTTCTGCATCAACACGACCTAACTCTTCAAGTCTATTCATACGTCTGGTGTTTTTTCTTTTCTTAACTCTTCCACCTTTTTTAAAGTTTATCACTTTACCTAGATCAATCTTACCTCTTTTCTGAGCATCCCCGACTGTCTCCTTATCAGTAGTATTTTTTCTAGTTATAAAAGGACCCTGTTTTAGTTTTTTCTTGAAACCTTCCTCTGCTTTTTGTAATTGCATCTCATATTTTCTTTTCTCTTCTGCATTCTGAGAAAGAAAATTTCTCTCGTCCTCAGACAGAGCTTTTGACATAATTTCACCAAGATCAATTTTTTTCTTTTTCTTAGTTATATAAGGACCAGTTTTTTCTTTTTTTTCTTTTCGAGTTATAAATTTAGATTCCTCAGCCATATTGTTACCTATTTATTTTACCTTTTTTCTTAGCTTTAGAACCAAACTTACCGTAAGACTCATCTCTGCTAGCTTTTAACTGTGCAGGTGTTCTTTTCTTTTTGATTCTCATAGCGATAGACTCATCTTTTCTAGCTTTGTAACCTTGTTTTTTCTTACCAACTTTACCACCTTTTTTCATCATTGCTCCACCTCTCATACCCATGTCAGGTGAATAGAAACCAGATGCTTCGTCTCTTCTTCTAGTGCCAGAAATCATTCCTCTACCACCGCCTCTTTTTTTTACTCTCATCATTCCGCCGCCCATTGCTGGTGTTCTTGGCTGAGTGACTTGTTTGTTAAATCTTGGATTTGCCATTATTTTTTTCCTCCGTTTTTAAAGATTTGTGTTCCCTTTATACCATATATGCTCGCCACGACAAGGATCCACAAATTTGTAAACCATGACGGCAACTGTTGAAATTGATCAAAGAACTCTTTTATCTTAGCAGAAGCTCCAGGATCATCCGAGAAGACCCCCCACGCAATCACCAAAATTGGCAGCGTGAGAACGACCAAAACGAATTCGTCTTTCCAGTCCGATTGTCTAGCCTCTAACAGTTTGCCCTGATACTCGCTTTCGCCTCGAGCCATTTTAGAAGCATGCATATGTTGAGCGTCAGCCATCGCCATCTTTGTTTCTTGTTTTTTCTTATAGATGTGCGTTGCTGCGTTCAGACCCAGCTTTAATGCACTAAACCACATAGCTTAGTACCACTTAGCTGTTTTCTTTTTGTCCTTAAGCATTCTTTTAGTTCCTCTAACCTCTGTTTCATCTCCAGTTGGTATATAATTTCTTGGCATACCATCAGCAGTTGTTACAGATCTAGGGTCCAACTCAATATTTTGAGATGGAATGCCTATTTCTTCGGACTCAACAAAAAATTTATCCTCTTTTGCCATTTTTCCTCCTGTTTTTACTTATACCAGCTCTGTTAAGAGCAATTGCAATCGCTTGTTTACGATTTTTTACCTTCTTATCAGAGCCACCAATTTTGAGAGTGCCTTTTTTAAATTCTCTCATAACCTTTTTAACCTTTTTTTGTTCTTTTTTCACCTATTTTCTCCTTCGTATTTTTCAATCTCTACACTTGGAATAATTTTATCAACATTTGGTATAGATTTACTTAAAATTGTCTTTTCAATTGATGTATTAGCTCTTAGATTAGCTAGTTCTTCGTTTTGTTGCAACTTATCTTGCTTATCTTGTTGGTTCATCATAGCTTTTAGGCGATCAAGGTTAATTTTTTCTTCGCCTTCAACACGTTTTCTCTCGTTGTCCATAGCTCTAAGGTCTAATTCTCTTGCTCTTAACTTAGCAACAGGGTCATTACCAAATCCTGATGTAACTTCACGCTCTTCTTTTAAGAATTCTTCCATCATGTTTGCAATCAATACAGCTTTTCTACTTTCTATTTTTTGACTTAGACTTTGAACTTGCATTTGCATCTGTGGATTTTGTGCAGCCATCTGTTGCATTTGTGCAAGTTGTGGTAACTCTTCTCTAAATTCTAATTCTATTTGTTCTTGAGCCATTAAACTAATGTGTTCAAAAATATTTTTCTCCATAGCAGCCATAACCATCGGATTATTTCTAGCAATGTTAGTTGCCATAAAATTTAAATGAGAAGTTATGTGTGCTCTGTGATCTTGACCTGGAAATGCTTGAAATGGTTTTCCAGATAAAGCCATTATATTTTCTAAACTTGGATCTAAAGGTGCAGGTGGTGCAGGTTTAATTAAAACTGAGTCTATATTTTTTACACCTAATGCTTCATACATATTTCTATAAGCTTGATACATGTTGTGCATCTGTGGATTTGATTGTGCCAGTTGCAGCTCTGTCTGCGCGAGGGAAATACGCTGAGTCTGACTAAAGATGTTAGGGTCTGCAACTGGCAGTATATCCACTCTATCATCGAAGTCAGTTTGCTTGACTGTTCTCTGACCTCCTACTACGTCGTATGGATATTCTGGTGGCAAGTATAATTTAAACACTCTTGCTAATAATCTAAATTCAGTTTTTAAAGAAGAATAAATTCTTTTGTGAATGGCAGACATTGTTCTTGAGCCACGTTCTAATAATGCAACAGTTGTACCAACAGCTGCTTGTTGATTGCCATCACCAATTTGTAAATCTGCAATAGATGCAAATCTTTGTCCAGCTTGAACAACTATACCCATTAAATTTAATAAAGTTGCAGATGGTTCTTTAAATGGCAACATCATAAAAGAATCTTTTAAGTTACCACCTGGTGCATCTACATCTCTAAACTCACCTGGTTGTATTGATTGCGCATCATCTCTAATTCTAATGCCACGCATTTTAAATCCTGCGGGTAGGTTGGAGAGCGTACCCGCATCCAATAATTGACGAAGAGCTGCTGTTGCAGTTCTAGACAGACCACCAATCATATGGATGAGACCGAAGCCATAAAATCCTAGCCCAGGTAAAAATTTAAAGTGGACAAAATACTGGATCTTACTTTTATTCTGATCTCCAATCTCGTAATTTCTTCTAATAGATAAAACTTCTCTTGTTGATAATTCTACAGTCACTATGTATGGAATTTTTATTCCAGATGGTTCACCAGATTCGTCTTGGTGCTCAAAACCTTCTAAGTCTAAATTAACATGACACTCTAACAAAGTATAAACTTCATCGTCTTGAGATTTTCTCTGGCCTTCTAGTTCTCTTTCTTTTTTCTCTAGATCACTCTCTTCATAACCTGGAGTTCCTAAATCTATATCTCTATAAAAACCACCAACCTGTTGTTTTCTTAAATCGTTTTTTGAAATCTTCACCCGATGAATGATTGCTTCCGCATCTTCTAATGAGGTAGCAGTATACGGTACAATCAAATCATCCGCGGGCACAAACTTTGATACAGCCTTACCATCCAATTCATCGTAATAAACCTTTTTAAACGCAGAGCCTGCGAGCGGAAGATAAAACAATAGTTGATCAAAGTCTGGTTCGTAGTCTCTCATTTTTTCCATGAGTTCGTAATTCATAAAATCTTTAACACGTTGTGCTTGTCTTGCTTTTTCTTCTGATGGTGCACCAACAACAGCTGTTCTGACTGGACCATCTGCTGGTAATAATTCTTTATAAGCTAAAGCTTGAAACTGAGTGACAGCTTCTGCTAAGACTGGGTGCGTGGCGCCTGATGCACCTTGAAATGGTTCTGTACGCATGTCGTATTTAAATCCTAAAAGATCTAAACCTTTTGCATAACTTTGTGACCAATCTTTTCTTGATGCGTTGTAGTCTTGATATTTTTGAGTAAGATCTGCTCCGAGTTCTCCTAGAACTTCGTCTGGTAAAAATTCTGCTAAGTTTGCATAATGCTCATCACCACCTTCTGGTGATGCTGCACTTGCATCAAAATCTATTTCAACTGATCCATCTTCTAGTTCTGTAGTTTCAATGGGTCCTGGTCCCTGTTGCTCTTCTACTGCAACTTCTTCTATGGTTTCTCTAACCTCTTCATCACTAGGAAGTGTAATCGAGCCCCTTGGACCTTGCGTCAGGGACTTGTCTATTTTGTCTGCCATTTATTTTCTCCAATCTTACAGTCTTAACAGTATTGTAATCAATTTTCAACCCTTGAGGCGTGGGCCCAGATTTAGGCGGCAAAAGATGGGTCTTTGGATATTTATTTTTCAGAGACATCTTTTTCTACCATGTTTTCATACTGATCTATTTTTTCAGTAATTTTTTCACCTGTTTCGCCAAACAATGGTTTAACGGCTTCAAAGAAATCCTCTTCTGTAATTAAACCTTTTTCTAAAGCTTTTTTTAAAAATTGTTCCCTAATATACAATTGACCTTTAGGCCCCATACCAGGTGAAATTTTTTTGATAAATTCAATTTGCTCTTGTAAAGATTTTTCCTGCTCAGGTTTTTGTGGGGGAATTAATGTGTTCGAAGTTTCTGCTGTCTCGATAATTTCAGTGTTTGACATATCAGGGAAATCTTTTTCTAAAGGCGTGCCGTCCTTAAATCCTGGACGCGTGAGATACGCCATCATTTGATTGTATTCGTGGATCTTCAATTTAGACCCCTAGGATTCCTGCTAGACCACCTACTTGTTTGTCTTCTCTAAGTTTAGCAAAATCTTCTCCAGTTATTTTACCGAAGGGTGCTGCCACATCAATTCTTGATTGATTACCTACAAGTTCTCCACCGCCTCTAGCTAAAGTTATTCTTGCAAGCTCTTCTTCTTTTGCTTTTCTATTTGCTAATAGCTCATTTATTTTTATTTCAATAAAATCGTCTATGGTTTTTCCAGGGTTATTATCTTGGAACTCTTTAAACTCTATTAAGAACTCTAAGTCTCTTTCATCTTCTGGATCCTCTGATGCTAGTTGCATGATGCCTTCACTCTTTTTCTTGACCTGTTCACCCATAGGAATGCCTTGGTCTTTCATTAATTCTTTAATATCAATGTCTTCTTCTAAAACCTCATCAAAAGGATTTATTGGGTTATCCCTTGTATCTGGAAAATCTGGTTCGCTCCCTGCTCTTAACATTGTTCTCATAATTCCTCCGCCCATTTTTTCTGTTCTTGGTTCTGGGTCCATTATTTTTATATTATTCCTTTTTATGTAATCAGTCAAGGTTTCTCCTGGCTCGACTCCTACACCTCTTACATAAGCGTCGATTACGTCTTCGTATCGTTCTTCTTCCATTAATAATATGT